GCCATTTTCTTTTTCGTATTCGTCGATGCATTTTTGAATAAGAAACTCAATCTGATTGTTAAAGGACCGAATGTTTCGATCAGCGATGTAAGTTATTTTCCCCAGCATATCCCCTTCAAGCCGTAGTCCTGTCTGAATTTTGTCTGTTGCCAAATTAATCCACCTCTACCAACATAGTGCTAACACTATGCTAACAAAATACCGATGCTATACATAGAAACACAGTGTTATCACCGTGTTAGCACGTGTTTGAATTTGGGAGGTGTATTTTATGATCGACTGGCAGGAAATTGAGGAACTGGGCACGGAAGCAGATCAGCTCGCCACGATGGCGCAGACAGTTGAGGACGCCATCGCATACGGACCTTTTACCGAAAAATACTATCACGGCGCATTATCGCTGCTCACAACGCTTATGCGGCAACATGCGCAAAAAATAAATGACGTTTTACATACAGAACTGAATGAACTGAAGTCGAAAGAGAATAAGCGCGGAAGAACATTAAGGGAATTTTAAACCATCAAACTAGGAGGGAGAACTGATGAGCGACAGAACAAGATTTGATAACACAAAAGCAAGGATGACTGAAGGGTACGAAAATGGATCAGACGAGTTTAAGAAACAGGTTGACCAGCATCTTAAGAATATGGAAGGGACCATTATAGGAGAAATGATTGCCGATCTTTTTGGTAAGGCGAAAAAAGAGGCAAAGGAGGTCGATCAGGGTGAGTGAGTGCAAAAACGAACATGACTGTATTCCTGTTCCTTTAGGATCAAACATTGGGAATTCAAAAAACGTAAAGCATATCTGCCGGTATTGCGTTAAAACAAGAGATGAAATTATTCTCGAATCCAAACTCGCCGCCTCCGAGCAGGCGCTTGCGGCAGAGAGGGAGAAGCGGGAGCATGCCGAATCATTGACGATAACAGAACAAGCACAGTTATATTGCGCCTTTCAAACCCAAAAGAAACGCGCAGAGCAGGCCGAAGCCGAAATCTTTAGAATCAAAGACGCCATGAACGTGCAGTCTGATTCAATCTGCCGAATTGCCAAGGAAAAGAATCAGGCCGAAGCTGATTGCAAAGAATGGTTTGAAAAATACCAACACGAACAGTTTGAGCGCGGAGTATCAGACATGAAGCTGAAGCAGTCCGAAGCGCAGAACGCCAAGATAAGGGAGGCGCTGGAGGAGATTGCGTCGGACTCGTGCGACAACAAAATTTGCACGAGAGACTCTTGCGATACTTGCTTGCAGAAATTAGCCCGCGCCGCACTAAAGGAGCCTGCCAATGAGAACCCTGCGTGATTACGCCCAAGACGGCGGCGCGTTCTATGACTGCAAGGAGATCGTGAAGCTGCTGGATGTTGTAGATGCTGCTCGGGGAGTCATGAAGAACCCAAATGGAGTCAGAGCGTTCAGTAATCTATGCAAGGCTGTCGCCGCCCTGGATACCTACACCGAAGAAAAAAGAAAGGACGTGAAAATATAATGGCAAAAATAAGCATCGAAGAGGCTTTGAAAAATAAACTGCCGCTACCGTGGAAAGTGAACGATTCTACCGGAACCAACTTCCTGATCAAACGACGCCGGCCAGAGGATTTGACCAAAGAACTGTTTGAGCAGCTGGAGGCGTACGGACTCAACAGAACTCAAATCAGAGAAATGTTCTACGTTGCGCCGAAGGAATGGGGGATTATCATGAGCAAGCTAGACATCCCTGCCAACAAATACACGCCGAAGAAGATGATCACTCTTTCAACGCCGGTTAATCCGCCTATCCCAGGGGAGAACAAGCATGAGGTTGTTTTCTTTCCAGCAACCAAGAGCGGCAAGACAGAGCGGCATAGTCGCCTTGTGGATACGGCGCCGATCGACATGAAAAAGGTTGATGTCGCACCGGTATTTCGGGCGCATGCTGTCAGCAAGGATAATGAGGATATATCGACCAAATCGGCAAAGCCAAAAGCTGTATCGACAAAACCGGATTCTGTCGACACCCCCACAGAAACCATTATTCAGCGGGCTGGCTACAGCATCAAAATCATTCCGTCGTCAGAAGGCGGGTTCGCCGCTTCTATCCCTGAACTTCCCGGCTGCATATCTCAAGGGGAAACGATGCACGAAGTTTTGGCGATGATCGAGGATGCGCGGGTGTGCTGGCTAGAAGCAAAGGATGAGGTAACAAAAGCAAAGGAAAACAGTAGTGGATGGTCAACCGTGAGCGGTTGTGGTGATGTTGTCATTGGTACTGAGGATGAAAACGGATTAAATTATCAGGACCGCCACTTCCTGGGGGTGGACGCAACTGATGCAATACACCAGCCGACGCCAACAGAAACAGAAGAGTTTTTCGCAGGGCCGCCGGTTGTTGAGCTGAAGCCAGATCCATCCTATCTGGAGTCAATCGCCGAGACGTTGAAGCCGGTCGAACCATTTGTTTCGGTAAATATTGATTGCCAAGAAATATCGCTTACACAACTGAGAGATTTGATCTCTAGGATTCCAGCCACTTGCAAAACGAAAGCCAGCGGCTACATAAGGATTTGTCTATGAATACAAATCGATGTAAAACATGCGGCAACGAGATCGGGTGTGGGTGGAAAGCAGGCAACTGGCATTGTCCTCAATATGCAGGGTGGGTACCCAAACAAAACACCGCAGAGCCAATAATCGACGACACCGGCAACAGGATATTCCGGTAAGGATGGAGGGGAAGTAGAGAAATGAAGGCGCTAACAATTTTGCAGCCGTGGGCCAGCTTGATAGCCTGCGGAGCAAAGAAAATAGAAACCCGGTCGTGGGCGACGAAATACAGGGGGCCGATTGCGATCCACGCGGGGAAGATTGAAGCCAAGGTAAAAAATAAAGAGATTGAAGCCGCCATCGAGTCTGCATTGTTTTACCGGACCAATAGCCTTTATCTGCCGCACGGATGCGTAATTGCTACCACAAACCTAATTGACTGCTTTGAGATGACTGATGAATGGATCGGCAATCTTTCTCAAGACGAACTGGCCTTTGGGTGGTTTGACATTGGCCGCTACGCATGGATACTCGGAGGGCCCGTCCATCAGATAAATCCGGTACCAGCCAAGGGAATGCAGGGGTTGTGGAATTGGGATGAATCAAATGGAACCTGACGATATTGCAGCCGAACTAAAAGAGGACAATCAACTCATATCAAGCTGGCTGATCTATTACAGGGAGCGAAAGCGCAACGTCGAGGACATCAGGGAAGAAATTCTCTATCGCACACAGCAGCCGGGAGCGGACAGAGTATCGTCCTCCACAATCTCAGATCCTGCATACCAACGAGCCGAAGAACTGCAACGCAAGACAGAGCAGGACATGAAGTGGCTAAAGACGGTTGAAGATGTTTACTCAATACTTGGAGCCAAGAAAAGACTGCTGTTGAAACTCCGACAGGATGAATCCGAAAAGCCGATAACAAAGAAAAAGCGAGGCCGACCTGGGTGGGTTATCTGGGTGCAGATGCACTGGGCAGAAGAATACTCGAAGAGCTCAGGCCTCCCGATTGATTGCTGTTGGGTAACGGATGACACGCTGAAAGATTGGTGGCCAGATATAATAAACATCACTGCAAGATTGGCTGGAAAGCGTGGGTTATTGATCGAGGATAAACAAATTTGATTTTAGGGGGGCCCCGATATTCAAATAAATCTATGTTATTATGTAAACTGTGGAGGCGGGCGGGGAGCTGGGACGGAACACTCTGATACCCAGATAGCCGGATGCCACCCAACATAGAGCCAAACCCTAGCCGTAGGCAATGCCTGCGGCTTTTGTGTTACCCAAACCAAGGGAGGCGATCGTCATCTGTATTGTGGGGAGATGCGACAGAGCAAAGTGCGAACACCATACGCCTGAGGATCGCTGCCTTGCCAAGGTGACAAACATGATTGATGGATACTGTAGTGCATATCTGCGGCGTAAGGAGACGGACCCGGCTGTAACAGAGTTGATGCGGCAGCCTGCATGCAACTGCCAGCCGACTGTCAGAGGATACCGGAGCAAGCCTACAGGGAGGGTGATTAAGTGAGGATGCAATGCGTGGTTGTCAGAGCGAGCGACAGGGTATATCAGTGGCTTGGTGCGTGGCTGTATCGTCGTGGATGGTTCGGCTCGTGGATCGGGCAGAGGATGATGGATGTTGCGTCTGCGCCGATGCATCTGCTGTGTGATGGCGGGTGTGATGGTGGGTGTTGAGATGAGGAAGACGCTGGTAGGGAGGACGCCCCACCCTCTCAAGGTACTTCCAGGGAATTATGGGCGGACATGGGTAGCCCACACCCAAACATTTTTCTAGACACGGGCCAAAAAACTCATTTGCTTGCATATAATCTCCAAAACCATTAAGAATGTGCAAAATCACAAATTATTTCATAAATATCAGCAAGGGCGTGAGCTTTTTTGATAGATAAAACAATAAAAATTGCATCGAACACCCGCGTTGGCGCCGACTCTATCGCGGCAATCATTGGCAAGTCGCGGCAGCGGGTGGTTCAACTGACTCAGGAAGGTGTGTTTTCCAAAGACGATGCCGGGAAATATTTGCTCGTGGATAACGTCCGCCGCTGGATGGCCTATAATTCGACCGAAAAAACCGGGCCCGATTATGACGACGAGCGAACCCTACACGAAAAAGTGAAGCGTGAAACTTCGGAAATAGCCCTAGCCAAGATACGTGGCGAGGTTCACGCTTCAAAAGACATTATGATGATGGTCGGCGGCATGGTCACGGTGTTCAAGCGCCGGATGCTGAGTATCCCTCACAAGATGGCCGTGACACTCGCAGAAAAGACGGCAGACGACATCAACGAGCTCTTGTCGTGCGAAATCACGGCGGCATTGACCGAACTATCTCAGTTCGATGCGTCGAGATTGGCGGAATACAATGGCGATGATCCAGAAGACAGTTGACCTATTTCGAAAAATACTTGGCATGGCTGCCCCGCCGCCACAGACAACGGTTTCGGAGTGGGCGGACGAGCATAGATATATTCCCGCCGATTATGGAGCCGAGCCCGGAAAATGGTACAGCGATCGGGCAAAATATCAGCGCGAAATTATGGATGCATTTACAGCAAAGGGCGTCCATAAAGTTATTGCAATGCTTGCGTCTCAGTTAGGAAAGTCGGAAATCCTATTTAACGTCATGGGAAGATTCATGCACCAGGATCCGTGTCCAATTCTTTTGGTGCAGCCGTCGATCGAGGACAGTGAGGACTTCTCAAAAGAGCGTTTCACGCCGACGATTAACGAAACCCCTGTGCTGAAGAAGTTGATATCAGACTCGAAGTCCCGCGACAGCAACAATACCATCCGGAAGAAGAACTTCCCAGGTGGATATCTTGCCTTTGTTGGATCAAACGCTCCATCTGGTCTGGCTAAAAGATCAATTCGTGTGCTGCTGTTCGATGAGGTGGACCGGTTTGAGAAGTCAGCCGGCGCGGAAGGCGACCCTATAGAGCTTGCGGCAAAGCGTACATCAAACTTTTGGGACTACATTATCGGTATATTTTCAACGCCTACGGACGCATTTTCGCGTATTTTCGCTGAATATTCCCTGGGAAGCCAGGAAGAATGGCGACATCGTTGCCCCGGTTGTAGTGAATATCAATGGGTAACGCTCTGGGATATGCGATATGAATACGAAACATTTGAGGTGGACGAGCGCAAGTCCTACAGGGTGGACGCTGTTTACTGGCGCTGCCCTGACTGCGGCAAAGAATACACCGAGCAGCAGATGAAGAACGCGGATCAGAAATATATTGTACTTAATCCAGATATTACTGCCGTTCGATCGTTTCATGTCAACTCGTTTGCAAGCCCATGGCTCAGCTGGACTAAGATAGTGGGCGAATATCTTGACTGCAACGAAGAAGCCGAGAAGCTAAAGTCGTTTGTAAATACCCGGTTGGCTGAAATCTTCAAGCAGACCGGCGAGATCAAAGACGAACGGGTTCTGATGCAGCGCAGGGAACACTACGATGCGGACCTTCCCGAAGGCGTTCTGCTTCTCACGGCGGCCGTCGATACGCAAGACAACCGGCTTGAGTATGAAGTCTGCGGCTGGGGCGAAGGGGAAGAGTGCTGGGGTATTAAAAAAGGCGTTGTGCTCGGAATACCGGACAAAAAATCTACATGGGATGAACTGGATCAGCAACTGGACCGGCTTTATTATTTCAGCAACGGCATAGGGTTGAAAGTCGCACGGACCTTCATTGACTCTGGCGGTCACTACACGAAAAACGTCTATCAATACTGCCAGGCTAACGGAATTAAACAACGAATCGCCATCAAGGGACATCGGCTTGCCGGCGTCCCTATTTTGCATCAACTCGGCAAAGCGAAAGGGTATGCGATACCGCTGATGATGCTGGGGGTCAGCGAGGGCAAGCAGTATGTGATGCAAAGATTGATAAAAGTAAAGGATCCAGGCCCTCAATACTTCCATTTCCCCAATAATGAGCTTCGCGGATACGATCAAATCTACTTCAGGGGCTTGATTGCGGAGAAATTGGAGCCCAAAACCGTCAACGGGAAGATCGTCCATGTGTGGAAAAACGTTTCCGTGGATGGCAGAAACGAGCCGCTTGACCTTCGCGTGTATAATCTGGCCTGTCTTTACTCCATCAACCCCAATTGGAAAGCCTATAAACTTGCTGTTTGGGGCGAAAAAAGCATTGCGGCAGAAGAAAAACCGCCACCCAAACAGGCAAAAAAACAGTACGGATGCGTAAAAAAGGCACAAATCAGTGTGTAAAGGAGATGGATTATGGCGGATACGCAGGCGGAAAGGCTTCAAGCCTTCCTAGACGCTGAGAAGAAAGCCCTGATAAGCCAAGAATGGCGGACGGCTGACGGCAGGGTGAACCGCAGGGCCAACCTTGACCAGATCAGCCAAGGCGTGGACTCGCTATTGGCATCAGGCGCTGACGGCGCAGCTCCTATTCCTGGGAGCCGGGCTAGGCGCGTAATATTAAGGGATTTGTGAGGTGTGTAAATGAATAGCAGAAACCGCCAAAAAGCGAGACAGCCCACGCAGGCCAACATAGGCGCTTCCCTGCCGGGGTTGATGGTAACGTCCCGTCAGATCATGAAGGCGCTCAATACCGGGTACGACGAAAGCGGCGCCAATACATCCAAGGGATCGATGCGCGGCTGGCAACCCCTCGGAAGCAGTCCGCAGTCGGATATCGATACTAATCTGGCAACGCTTCGCGCAAGGTCACGCAGCCTTTTCATGAACTCCCCGCTGGCGACATCAGGAATTGTCACGAGCAGGACTCACGTTATCGGGGCGGGGCTTCGGCTCAAGCCGAGAATTGACGCTACCATGCTCGGGCTCACCCCGGACGAAGCCAAAGAGTGGCAGAAGCGCACAGAAAGAGAGTTCGATGTTTGGGCCGGAAGTAAGTTCTGTGACCTGATGAAGAAAAACAACTTTTACGACCAGCAGGATATCGCCTATATTGGGTACCTAATGAACGGAGACAGCTGGGCGGCGATAAAATACCGCAAGGCCCTGCCGGGGATGCCGTACATGCTTCGAATCCAGCTGTTCGAGGCAGACAGGGTAAGCAACCCTAATGCGATTGGAATTGCGGGCATGTCGCCTTTGTCGGTGTGGGCAACAAACCCGGAAAACCTGAACCGGATCGTCAACGGTGTAGAAATTGATTCTGATGGCGCGGTAGTCGCGTACTGGATCAGCAACAAACACCCATATGATCCGACAAATATGAACGGTGCACCTAAGTGGGCGAGAGTGGAGGCCTTCGGACAGAAAACGGGGAACCCCAATATCCTGCAAATATGCCACGACGAGCGCCCTGAAGAATATCGGGGCGTTCCTTATTTGGCCCCGGTGATCGAGGCGTTTAAACAAGTTACACGCTACACCGAGGCCGAGCTTACAGCCGCCATCGTTAAGGCATTCTTCACTCTGTTTTTCAAGCAGTCCACTATCGCGCCGAACAATCAGGGCATGTTCCCTGTTGGGGAGGCGGTGGGCGAAGAAGAGAAGGTGTCACTAGATGCGAACGATCTTGAGCTTGGCGCCGGATCTATGAATGTCCTACCGCCAGGGTACGACGTGACATCGATCGATGCGTCCAGAACCCTTTCGACATTCGAGGCTTTCACGGGATCGTTGATCAAACAAATTGCGGCTGCGCTGGAACAACCCTATGAAGTGCTGATGAAGTCCTTCCAGTCCAGCTATTCGGCGAGCAGGGCGGCGATGGTGCAAGCATGGGCCGCATACAAGATGCGCCGGGTATGGTTTGTCCGCGACTTCTGCCAGCCGGTGTATGAAACGTGGCTGACAGAGGCGATTGCTATCGGGAGGGTGCAGGCTCCGGGATACTTCGACGACCCTCTGATAAAAGCCGCCTGGTGCGGGGCTGACTGGTATGGCCCCGTAATGGGAGTGATAGACCCTGTGAAAGAAGCCACCGGCGCGGCGCTTCGAATACAACATGGCCTATCCACCGGAGAAAAAGAAGCTGCGGAGATGACCGGTACCGACTTCGACGCCAACATCCAACAGAGGGCGCTGGAACTGGGAGCCATGGGAAAAACAGGCTATGCATTCCAGCCGATAACGACCATCCAAATCAATGAGAAAGGAGGGGATGCCAATAATGAGTAAGTTCTGGAACTTTAAAAACGCTATCGAAGGACAAGACGTCGAGCTGCGAATTGATGGCGACATCGTAGACGGCGATGATGCATGGCTGTATGAATGGTTGGGCATGAAATGCGCGTCGCCAAATTCTTTCCGCGACGAGCTGGCGCAGCACAGCGGCAAGAATCTTTCCGTCTGGATTGATAGTTATGGCGGCAGCGTATTCGCCGCAGCCGGTATCTATAATGCGCTGATGGAGCACAAGAAAACAGGCGCAAAAGTCACGACAATCATCGACGGCAAGGCGATGAGCGCGGCAGGTACTATTTGGATGGCTGGCGATGAGAGAAAGATTTCTCCTGGTGGAGTTTTCATGATGCATAACCCGTTAACATATGCCAGCGGTTATGCTGCTGACCTTCGAAAGGCGGCAAGCGTACTGGACGTGGTTAAAGAGTGCATTGTAAATGCATACCAAATAGCCACAGGTCTAGCCAGCGACAAGATTTCGGCGCTAATGGATGATGAAACCTATATGAGCGCCAAAACGGCCATAAAGAACGGATTTGCCACGGCGATGCTTTGCGTTGAGCAAGCTGACCAAAGCGAAAAGGGCAAGGACGAGCCAATGAACTTCTCGTTCAGCCGGATGGCGATCCAAAATGCGGCCGACGATTCAATGAAGAATTTTGCTGCTGTTGTGAAAAAGTTTAACGACATGCAGGCTTCGCCTCCGCCCCAACGGACCAAAGAATCCATCATGGATGAAGCCAAGAAACTCCTATCCACCGTCGTCAATATGTTGGCCCCCAAAAACACAGAGAATGAGGAGGAAAGTATGGAAATCAAAAACATCGAAGACCTCAAAAAAGCATATCCCGATATGGTAAACCAAATCAGCGCGGAAGCGGTCGCCAACGCAGTTGCGAACGAGAAAGGACGGATTACGGCGCTGGACGCATTGGCTGACGAAAAGAATCCAATGGTTCAGGAACTGATTGCCGATGCAAAAAACACCGGCAAGACAGCCAACGACATCAAAGCTGTAGTGGATATCGCGAAGAAGCATGCCCCGGCCCCGGATCCGAAAAACAAGGGAAACGAAGCCATCGTGAACGCCATCAAGGATTCCGCTGCTTCCGGCGTAAACAGTGTTGGTGCCGAAGTCCCTGGCGGCGAGCAACAGGAAGCCCTTGCCGCCATTAATGTGATGGTTAGCGTTCTCAACGGAAAAACTCAGAACGGAGGTAAGAAATAATGGAACGAATCAACGTCGTCAATACCTACACTCCCGACGCACTGATTGCAGGGGATAAAGTTGCCCCGCTGACCACCGTCGGCACCATCGTTGCATCGGCTGGAGCACTCGCAAGGGGGACCGTGCTCGGGAAGATCACCATCGGCGCAATAACCGCAGCTGCAAAGGCTGGCGGCAACGCCGCAAACACCGGCGCGCTGACACTGGATGCAACGGCACCGATACTGGCTGGCGCAAAGGTCGGCGTTTACACTGTCCGCTGCATCGCCGCCGCATCTAACGGCGGAACTTTCCGCGTCATGGACCCGGATGGATTCAGCCTGGGCGATTATGCGGTCGGCGCGACATTCGCCAATGATGTGAAATTCGCCATCGCTGACGGCACACAGGATTTCATCGTCGGTGAGGGTTTCGACATTACCATCGCTGCAGGATCCGGTCAGTACAAGATCGTCAACAGCGCCAACGTCGATGGCAGCGCGGTCCCTGTAGCTGTGCTGGCGCAGGCTGTGACCGTGACTACCGCGCTTCCGTCCCTGCTGTATGTGCGCGGCATGTTCAATGAAAACCATCTGGTATTCGGCGGAAGCGATACTGCCGACACTCACCGCGCCGCCATGCAGAAAGCGGGCATGATCCTGACTCTGGAACAATAAGGAGGATTTGAAAGATGGCTATTAATTATAACGATACCAGACTGCTGCTTGCCGCACTCGAACAGAGCTTCGCTCCGCAGACGCTTCTGAGGGATGTGTTTTTCCCGAACGTAGTAACCAGCCCGAGCCGCGTGATCGACATCGAATACAAAAAGGGTGGACGGAAACTCGCACCGTTTGTCGCCAAGGGAAATGGAGGCGTGAACGTTGCCAGAACCGGCAGCACCATCAAGTCGTACGAGCCCCCGATGATGGCCCCGAAACGCCCGATTACGGTTGATAACATCGACCAGCGTGCCTTTGGTGAGCCGATGTTTAGTACCGTTACCCCTGAACAGCGGGCATTGCAGCTCCGCGCGGCCGACATGAAGGAACTGGTCGACATGAGCGTCCGCCGCATGGAATGGATGTGCGCCCAGCTCCTGATCAGCGGGACGTTCGATGTCAACGGTTACTCCGATGACGGCAAGACCTACCTCGTGGATACCGTAACCTTGGACTGGACCCAGCACGATACGCTGACCGGTACCGACACCTGGGAGCATGTGGCGGCCGACATATACGGCAACATGCAGGACATGTCACAAGCCGTATCCCGTGCGTCCGGGCAGACTCCGACGGTAGGCTTGTGCAGCTACGCGACTGCCAACTACATCATGCAGAACACCGCCGTCAAGGATTGGCTGCTCCGGCCTAAAGAGAACCTTTCCCTGATGAGCATTGCGCCTCGTATCGTCAGCCCCGGCGTTCTCCGCATCGGCATCATCGAGAGCCTGAACCTCGAAGTGTACGCCTATGACGGAATTTATGTCGATGACGCTGGCGCGACAAAGCAGTATATCCCTGACGACTATTTCATTATCGGAGTTCCTGGCCGTGGCCGTCAGATGTTCGGATCCGTTACCCAGCTTGAAGCCGGTGGATGGAAGTCCTACCAGGGCGCGTATGTGCCCAAAGTATGGGGAGATGTCGGACAGGACGTCGAACAAATCAGGGTTGCCAGCAAGGGGATTCCGGTTCCGGAATTCATCGACGACTGGTACACCATGAAGGTGAAATAACGATGAAGGATGTCCAAATTAATAAATTCAGAGTCATCTACGAGGGGGTAGCTTACGGACCCGGGCAGGAAGCCGGAAGCGTCATCGTGGACCTTCCGGATGAAATTGCTGATCCTCTCATCGCCGGGAGCATGGGCAGAATTATTGACATCACCCGGCACGAAGCGCCGGTACCCAAAGGCAAGAAGAAGAAGGACGCTCCCGCAGAATCCGACGAAGTACCTGCTCTTCCAGGCGTTGACCCCGGAAAAACCGTAAATAGCAAATAGTGGAGTTCGATGTAACGGGAGGCCTTTCGGGGTCTCCCGTTTTTTGGGAGAGTGATGAAACGTGAAGCTTAAAGACCTCCAGAAAGAGGATTTAGACGCAGTGTTTTTTGATCCAGACAATGGTATCGCAGAGCCGGCAACATATAACGGCACTTCCGTTGATGTATTGCCCGAGATCGGTTCAACCGGAGTCAAGGGGAATGTGATAACGATGGAAGGAACAGCTGATCGGGCCGTATTTGGAATCAAGGTTAGCGATATCAATAACCCCAAGCCGGGCGACAAGATCGTGCACGACGCAAAGACTTGGTACGTCAGCAATATGGTATCGACCGACGGCGTACTGATCAGGTTGGCCTGCGTCGGAAACGAAAGCGTCTATGGAAAATAACGTAATCGTCATCGACAACATCTCTCCATGGCTGCGGTCGGTAGCCGATAATGCATCGGCGTGGAAGCGCAAGGCGCTGAAGTCTGTCGGATGGTTTATGCAACAGCAGATCAAGCGGGGTATTAAGTCGGGAGCTCCTGGTGGACAGCAATATGTGAGGTTCGCGACGACTGACTACATGCGCGATCGGCTAAAGTACGGTCCTGAAGGTGGCCATCTATCTAAAGGGCAACGTCGAAGCCTGCGTCGTCGTGCCAGGGTAGCGGGTGCGGGCAGGGCAGGCCCTTTAGGAAAGCTATCGCAGGTTATCCGATACGCCTACGATGACGGACAAGAAATGGTTGAAACAGGATGGCTCGATACCTCGCCAAAGTTAGTGGAAATCGGCATCAAACAGGAACAGGGATTTGAAAAATCGGTTACGGAGCGGACAAGAAACTTTTTTCTGAAGTCCGGCCTATATATTAATCCGAGCAAAACTAAGATCGTCATACCTGCCCGACCTACGTTCGATCCAATGCACAGGTATCTGGATCCGAAGATTGCTCCCTACATGGAGAAGAAGATCTTTGAGTACATGGATAAAGGTGCTCCGGCAGACCGAAACACCCCGAGTTTCCCAATATTCTCAGCACTTTCGGCAAGGTGAGTGTGAAAAATGAAAACATTGCGTTTAAAAACCATCATACAGCGATATCGGGACGTGATCAAAAACTCTGCGGCGATTGAGGCGTGGTGCCTAGAAACTTACGGAAAACTTCCAACAATCTATGTCGGGTTTGATAAGCGCACGCCCCCGCCGCAGTCAGAGTGCCCAAGCATTGTAATATTCCCAGGAGAGAAGATGGAGGGAGACGGGGCGGAGTCGTTCGCCTATCATCCATCCGTCGCATGGTCTGTCGTAAATGAGGCGGTGACCCAAATTGACAACGTGAAGGAATATCCGGGACTTTATGAGTCCGACGACTTCGGACATTTAATTCTGTCGGAGCTAGCTGGGGCGAGCGAGATCGCGTTCATCACAGAGGTGGGTTACTCCATCGATGAGTGCAACCATATTCCGCAGTTTCCCGGCAGAGCGGATATCACCATCGAGATTGTGCAAACACTCGGGGGATCAGACGAGATCAATTTTTAAGGAGGGATTAGATTGGGACAAGCACAGGGCATGCGGTCGAAGGTAGTAATCGACTTCGAAACTACATACAACACAGACCCGGTTTCAAAAGCGGGAAAGGTCTTAAACTTTATCAAGGCTAGCATGAGCGCGAAGCAAAACCTGACCACCCCTGGAAGCAATACCGGCACTAGAAACCCAGTGGCGCCGCAGAGAGGATTTGTCGATGTGGGCGGAGATATCGTATCCGCTGTCGATCTTATCGGGTCCGGATATGTCTTAAAGGCTTTATTCGGAGCGCCGACGACAACGGGAACCACCGATTATACCCATGTTTTTAAACCGGGGCTTACACAGCCGAGCATGGTAATTGAACAGCAGTTTCCCGACATCTCGGTTTACAACAAGTATAACGGTTGCAAAGCCAGCAAATATTCCATGTCTGTCGGCGGCGATGGAGAGTTTACGCACTCCTTGAGTTTCATGGGCGCAAAAGAAACAGTCGGCGCAGCGGTCTATGATGCGACAGCAACCACGGCGCTAGTCCTAACTCCGTTTTCCAATCCTCAAATTACATTGGAAGAGGGTGGCAGCGCGTTCGCATTGGGCAAGAGCCTTGATCTTAGCATTGACATGGGACTGGACGGCGACACCTACGTAATCGGCGGAGGCGGATTCAGAGGGGCGTTGAACGAGGGAATTATCGCTATAACAGGAACACTGACCGCGCTGTTTACGGACAACGTACTGCTCAACAAGGCTGTCAACGGAACCGAGTCCAGCCTGAAGATAGTCTGCACCATAGCGGCAACTAAGGCCATGGAAATTCTCATCCCGGAAATCATATACGAACGAAACTCTCCGGGGATCGAAACTCCGAAAGGGATTCTAATTTCGTTGCCTTTCCGCGGGTACTACCAGGACAACGCCAATGCAACCAGCATTATGGCGACACTGAAAAATCAAACCGCGTCTTACGCATAAGACGCAGAAGGAGAATGAATTATGAGTGTATCCAAATTGGGTTTGCCCAAAGCGAGATCCATGACCCGCCCGGAGCGGCAATCATTTCGTGACGAGAGGCTTGATCCCGCGTATGTAAACCCCAAAGATGGACCGAACTTCCTGCGGTTGAACAGCGACGGTGCTGACTGGATCGCGGATAATATCTATAAGGGGCAGATCCCCGAAGATGTGTCTTGCGGAGACATGCTTGAACTGGCCGAAGAAACCTATGCGCTGACCTATAACATCAAGAAGCGCCAGGTAAAAGAAGAAAAAAACTCGTAGCCGTCCATCAGTGGGTCACTGAGAGGGCGGCTATTTGTCATGAGGTTTGTGGTACCGAAAAACGGCCAAAATGCAGCAAATGTGAATGGAAGCCACCGAAACTGCTGCCGGAACTATTTGAAGTATGGGGGTTCTGGCAGCAGATCAGTACTCAGTGGCGTACGACTATCAGCGGAGCGGCAAGTATGGGCGGCGTAATGATCAGGACAATATTCACCGGGCTAGATTTCTCGGCAGTGAAAGCCGTTGCTGAATGCCTTGACGTTAACTTATCACCTCGCATGGTATCGCGAATAAAGTTTCTTGAAGCGCTCGAACTAAAGCGATTAAACAAACGGGAGGACTGAGGCCAAATGTCTGAAAAGAAAACAACTCTCATAGTAGCACTGCAGGACTTGGCCTCAGGAAACTTCAAAAAGATTGAGGCTTCGGCGGCATCTCTAACTTCGCGGATGGGTTCTTTGAAAGGAGAACTTGCAGGGATGGCAGCTGGAGCCGGCATGGCTGGGATGGCCGGGTATGCGGTGAAAGCTGCGAAAGACTGGGGACTGGCTGTTGATGAGATGGTTGATCAGACCGGCGCCATGGGCGAAGAAGCCAGCAAGCTTCTCGTCCTTGCCAAGCGAACCGGCATCGGCCTGGATGAATCATCCGCGATGTTCTCCAAATTTGGGAAAAACATTTCCATGGCTCGGGATGAACTGGACAAAGCGAGCGCCAAAGGAGAAGAGAGCAACGACATCTTCTCGCGGCTCCAGCTTGCACCTGAAGATATAAAAAATGGCAGCATCTACGAGATGTACGGCAAGGTAGCCAAGCGAATGCGAGAGATGGGCGAAGGCGCAGACTTTGACCGCGCAGCGATGGACCTGTTCGGAAAGTCTGGTCGTCAGATGCACGACATGCTGACGATGACCGACGCGGAAATGTCAAAAGTCATCGGCAAGGCTGAAAAGATGGGGCTAATTATATCGTCCGATACTGCCGCAGCATGGGAGCAATTTGACCGGAATCTCAGTTCGGTTACGGGCAGCGTAAACAAGCTGGCGATCGGGATCGGGAACGAACTGCTGCCGGTACTGGAAGAAAAGCTGGGCGTGTTGCAGTCGCTGGCTGACAAAATGACTGTTTATGATTCTAGTCAGCGTAGCGCCATGGCAACGATGGTTTTAGTAGCTGCTGAAATCGGCGGGGTAACAATCGCGCTCAAAGCTCTTCAGGCTGTCATGACTACTTTCGGCGTAGGCGTAATCAATCCTTGGCTAGCATTGGCCACGGCAATTGGTGGTGCATATTACGCCCTTTATGATTACAATACTGAACAAGCAAAAATGGCCGTTAAAAAAGGGGAGACACCTCAATTCGACCCCTTTACTGGCTTGGCGGTTCCGACCACTACTGCCATGATCGGCTATGCACAAATTGGCATGGGCGGAACCAAGGATAGGGCAACCAACGAAGAGCTTCTCGCGGCCAAGCTGGCAATGATGGGCGGAAAGAAACCTGGACCCGGCTTGCGTCCCGTCTCCACTGCCGGTAGTGGTAAAGACACCGCCGGCGAACTCCTGAAACTTCAGAACCAGCTCGAAAACATGATGGGGCCGATGAATGACAAGATCGCATCGGATTTGATGTATCCTGCTTTCGAAGTGGCCAATGTAAAACTGGGCGAAGAACTGAAGAAAATGAACAACCAGCTGGAGGAAGCGCAGCACAAGTTTGAGCAACTCGGCATGGATCCGGGGAACATGATTAGCGATGTCCAGGCGAAAATGAAAGAATATGAAGCGGCAGAACGGTCAGTGTTCCAAAGAAAACAAGATGATTCTAGGATTTCAATGACAAACGAAACCGCGCTGATGAACGCCGATATTACTGATAATTATAAGGCTGCCGCTGAGGCGAAATATCAAATCGAATTGAAGAGCATCGCTGATAAAAAACGGGAACTTCTATCTTCAACCAACGATACTGCCGGAGTTCTTAAGTGGGAGGTTGAGGCAACAAAGAAGGCCGAACATGAAAAAACACAGGCTATTACGGACGGCGCTGCGCAAGAACACGAGCAGCGGCTCAACACCCTGCAGTATCAGCGCGATGTGCTAGGGATGAGCAGCGCGTCCTTCACAGAGGCCTATCAGCAAGAGTTGCGTTCGTTCATCGATTCCAATAACGAAAAATTAAAGGACTCATCCCTTACCGCTGATGAACGCGAGCGGATCGAGCAAAAAGTTACGGCAGCTGTCGTTCAGATGCATCGACTGGCAGGGCAAAACGTATCGACTGCATGGGAAGAAGCCATGTATCGAATGGACCGGAACTCCTACGACTATGCAGGACGCATTACGTCTATGTTCGACGAGATGGGATCTGACATCAGCACAGCGCTCTACGAGACTATCTCGGGAACTGGCGATGGCGCCAAGAATCTCATTGAAGATTTGTGCAAGTCGATCCTAAAGATGTGGTCAGACATGATCGTGCAAATGTACATCATGACACCGCTAAAAAACGCATTTAGCGGAATGTTGAATAGTATTGGCGGCAGTTCGGTCAGCGCTACCTCGGGTAGCTACTTCCCTGACACCACTGCTTCAGGGAGTGTATGGGAAGCCCACAAAAACGGCGGTATTGCTTCCGGATGGTCGGTTGTCGGAGAAGACGGCCCGGAACTTGCAAACTTTGCAAACCCCGCGCGTATTTATACTGCAGCTGATACCAGTGCGATGCTTAGCGGAAGCGCGTCGCCAATCTCGGTGACTGTTATTAATAACACCGGGACAGAGGCAACCCCAACGGTAACGCAGTCTTTCGATTTTGGAAAACAAGTCATTAGCATTGTCCTGGATGCGGCAACACGCAATGTAATGGGAACCAGAGACGTGCTGAAAGGACTGGCGCGATGAACACTTGGCCTATATCAAAGCAACCGGTTTTCCCGTTGGAAAACGGCAGGGAGAATAATGTCTTAAGTAGCGCTCAGACCAACGGCGTAGTAATTCGAAGGCTGCGGTACCCAGTTGCGCGGCATAAAATCGGCCCGGCAACGTGGCAATATCTGAGCGCTGCCGATTACGCATTGTTGATGAACTTCTACGATGCAAACTCCGCGCTGCCGTTTGTATTTTCTTATATCGCCAGCGGTGGAACGGTTTCAAAGACGGTCTGCTTTTCTGAACCACCAAAAGAGACATACACTGAATTTGGATGGCAAGTCCAGTGTACTTTTGAAGAGGTGTAAGCATGCTGACATTAGCGAATGCGGCGATCATTGAGAAGAACAAAGTATGGCAGCAGAGCGCGTGGCTGACGATGCTGGAGATCCAGGACGCAAGGTTGCCAGAAAACATCAGAATAGTTTGTAGTAATAGAAACGTGATCTGGGGCGGCTTTGAATGGGTCGCCTTTCCTTTTGAGATTTCATCAGTTAAGCAGAACAAGTCAGAAGTCCCGAAAGTACCGGTAAAAATCAGCAATATCACCCGCGTGATGGAACAGTACATCGAAACCTACGACGGATTTATCGGCAAGACAGTCATCCTGAAAGTGATCAACACAGCGGGATCGACGCAGAACGAAGCAGGGGCCTTTGTGGTAACGACTGATGCCGTGGTGGAGGAAACCTTCACGGTGCAGTCAGTGTCGTCTGACGCGACATGGGCAACGTTTAACCTGGGTGGCAGCCTGCCGATTATGCAGAGATTCCCCGCAAGGAGAATCTTGAAAGACTTTTGCCCGTTTGTTTACAAGGGAATTGAGTGCGGGGCTGTAGTTCCGCACTCTACGTGCCCGAAAACTTTAGTCGGTTGCCGCGAACGAGCAAATTCGGTTCGATTCGGCGGCGAGCCGGGGATAGGATATGGTGGAATTTATGCAAATAGTTGATCTAATCGGCAAACCTTTTGTTGACGGCGGAAGGGGGCCGGATAACTTCGACTGCTGGGGGCTGGCCGCGGAAGTATACAAACGGTTCGGTAAAGATCTTCCTGATTATAAAATCTGCTGCGAAGACGCTAGCCGGATCAATGCGGAGATGGAAACGCAGCGCCCACGATGGAAGCAGATCGACGATCCAATTATCCCTTGTCTTGTGGTAATGCGAGCAGGGAGTAATTTTGCTAATCATGTTGGTGTTTACATAGGCGAAGGGAAAATAATACACACATTATCCGGGATCTCAGCAAGTATTATTCGAGTAGACGACCCGAATTGGCGCAAGAGAATTGAGGGCTATTATGTGCCGAGGTGGTGAAACATGGCAAGACACGACGGACATTATAAAAATAGAAAAGCCAAGCGGCGCGAACCCAAGCAACGTACCCAAGAAAAATCCGTCATTAAAGAGACAGACAACAAGCGCCATGGCATAACGCTGACAATTAAAAAGAACCCTTTTAACTGTCAGGGGCGGGAAGTCGTCCAGACCGATTATGCGGCGGGCAGAACCGTCGCGGAATACTGCGATAGGTACTCGGAAGAAGAAATAGAGTTTGTGTACGCCGTCAATGGAGAAATCGTTGACGGCTCTTTTGTGCCGTCTGACGGCGATTTTATCGCAATTTGCCCGGTCGTTGGGAAAGATATTTTTCGAACTATCCTGACCCTTGCGCTGACAATCGTTACCGGAGGGCTTTATGGGGCAGCGGGAACCATAGGATTTTTAGGGGCCACGGCGGGAAGCTTCATGGCAGGGCTTATCTCCGCATCGGTTATGCTCATCGGCGGCGCTCTCATCAATATGCTCTGCCCGTCGCAGGCGGCAGACACAACAATATCTGCCGACACAACTGCGACAGATCCTCTCTACACATGGGGGAACCTTGAATCAAGAACCCAGCAGGGCGGGGCGCTAGCCAAGACATACGGCGAGATGAAAACCGCAGGCACGATCTTGTCTAGGCACGTAACGACGGATGGAACAAACCAATATTTAAACGTGCTGCTAACCGGCGGAGAAGGGCCGATCGACTCCATCTCGGACATCCGGATCAATGATAATCCGATCGGTAACTATGACGGAATTGTTATTGAAACAAGACTTGGTACAAACGATCAATCTGCAATGTCGAATTTCATTGATTCATTTTCGGATCAGGGTCTTTCTTACGAACTTGAATGGGGCGGTGGCTGGTCGACGCAACTCACCGAAGGGACTGCTACGCAAGGGCTTGAGGTAACGTTTGAATGCCCAAATGGGCTATACCACGTCAACGATGACTCAAGTATGGTCTTGTCATCCGTCACCTATCAACTGCAATACAGAATAGTTGGGGGCGAATGGGTTGATTTAGGCGCAATGTCTATTTTTGGCGCTGATTCGGCTGCTATTCGGAGCACCCGCCGCATTGACGGATTGCCGCAGGGACAGTACGAGGTTCGATGCCAATGCGTAGGGAAAAGCGGGACAACCAAGCGAGACGTGACGCGACTATTCTGGACACAGATAACCACGATCATTTACGACGATTTTGTGAGGCCAGGTAAAACACTCGTCGGAATTAGAGCGCTGGCAACCAGTCAACTGAGCGGCAGCGCGATTAATGTTACGTGGATACAGACGCGCTCAAATGTTTGGGTATGGACTGGATCGGCTTACGTACAGAAACCGGCAACGAATCCGGCGTGGGCTGCTTACGATTACGTTCATGGGTGTAGGCTGCTCAGAAACATTAATACCGGACTTGATGAGTTTGTTGTTGACAACGTTCCTGCGGCGCGGATTATTTACAACGATTTCGCGGCATGGGCTGCGCATTGCGACGTATTGAGGTTGTCCTACAACAATATCGTATCCGATGCAACGGATCTTTGGGATGCGCTAAAAGTTCCAGAGGTTTTTGGCAGGGGAAAAGTGATTCAGAGGGGAACGCAATTCGGCGCAACATGCGACAAGCCCGGAATACCAGTGCAGATGTTTACAGTAGGAAACGTCGCAAACGATTCTTACAGCAAAGAGATCCTGCCAATCACTGATCGGGCGAATGCGGTTGAAGTGTCCTTTGTCAACAAGGCGAAGAATTACACCAAAGATGCTTTTGTTGTGTACGCGGATGATTACGACACCGACGGAACAATAAAAACACCAACGCAAATAACTCTTGCCGGGTGCTCGGATTACGCGCTGGGATACCAGCACGGCAAGTACCTGCTCCGGGTTAATAAGCTGGAATTGCGCATCACGAATTGGAAAGCTGACATTGATGCAATAGCCTGTCAGTACGGAGATCAGGTGCTTCTCCAGCACGATGTTCCGCAATGGGGCGAGGGCGGTAGACTACAGGACGTACTCGGCACGACGCTAACGCTAGACCGAGAAGTGACGATGGAGGCAGGCAAGTCCTACAGTATCCTCGTTCGGCTAAATGATGACACGTTGGTAACAAAATCAGTGGTAACCGTGGCGGGTACGTCCAATATTATTACAGTGTCAAGCGCATTTACTGCCGCTCCGCAGGCGCAGGATGTATACTCTTTCGGGCTGGTAGGCCGGGTTGCAAAGCCTTTTATCATCCTTGACGTGGACAGGGACGACGATAAGCGGGCCACGCTATCTGGAATTGAATATGTCGAAGCAGTGTATGAGGAGTCGCTGGCGCCAGCGGCA